AGAGAGATTCGAAAGGAAGAAAAGAAAATGGCGAAGAATGTTTCAGGAGTAGGCTATCAAAAAGCCTATGACGAGATTCCATACCACATCAAGTCAAACCTTGGACTACCAGTCCAGTATTATGAGCTAAGTTCAGACCAGGTTCGGTTTTTAGACTCTTTTATGGACGTCACGAGGACGTTGATTCTAGAAAACTTTGAAGAAGAGAAGAAAAACATCCGTTTCCTTGCACAGGAAATGACTGCTGCTTGCAGTGCACTTATTAAGGAGAGCAAATGACTGATAGAGTAGAATCAACAATCCCTTTCGTAGGATTGCACGCACATTCTGTTGGAGGTTCGCCGTTCGACGCACTGGGTTACGTGAGCGAGCACATGGATAGTTGTTATCAAAATGGTTGCGATGCTCTCGCCATCACCGAGCACGGAAATATGAATTCCCTCGCCGAGATGGTTATAAATACCAAGAAGATGCACAAGCAGGGCAAAGAGTTCAAGCCTATCTATGGCGTTGAGGCTTATTTTCATCCTTCCATTGAGCAGTGGAAGACTGACATGGAAGAAGCCAAGAAGAACAAGAAGAACGCAGCCTCACTTCGTGATAACAACACCTCTGGTGCAGTTGTCGAGACAGAAGTAAGAACTTATAAGTCTATCGTCAATAGAAGAAGCCACCTTGTCCTTCTTGCCCAGAACCAAAAAGGCTTAGAGAACATTTTCCAGATGGTTTCCAAGTCATTTCAGGGAGACTACTTCTATCGGTTTCCAAGAATCGACTATGCTCTTCTAGAGAAGCATTCAGAGGGCGTTATTGTGTCCACAGCGTGCCTTGGAGGACTTTTTGCTGGCGACATGTGGAGAAACAAAGAACAGGGCTCAGAAGCCATTCTTGACGCTATGCGAGAAACCGCTTCTAAAATGACTTCTATCTTCGGAGACAGATTCTTCGCAGAATTGCAATGGAATAACATTCCAGAGCAACACGACTTAAATAAATATGTTATCCAAATCGCCAAAGAGTTCAACATCACTCTTGTCTCTACAGCCGATAGTCATTACCCAACACCAGACACTTGGAAAGACAGAATTCTCTATAAGAAGCTCGGCTGGCTCGGCAAAGGCAAAGAAATGGACTCTGAACTTCCTGTTGACGTCGAAGAGGTAGGCTATGAGCTTTACCCAAAGAATGGCGACCAAATGTGGGAGAGTTATAAAAAGTACTCAGAAGTCGCTGGCGTTGAATATGACGACGACCTTGTTTTAGAGTCTATCAAGAACACTCACACTATTGCCCACGAAATGATTGAAACGTTCTTCCCCAATGATGAAGTCCGACTTCCTGACTTTGTTGTTCCACCAGGAAAGACAGCTACCCAAGCTCTTGTCGCTGCTTCTATTGAAGGTCTTCGCAACTTCAAACTTGCAAAGAAGCAAGACTATGTTGACCGACTCAAGCGAGAGTTAGAAGTTATTTCAGAACGAGGCTTCTCAAAGTATTTCCTTACTATGAAGGCTATTGCGGATAGAGCAGTTCAAGAACAACTTACAGGTCCAGGTCGAGGTTCAGCAGCAGGTTCACTTGTGGCTTATGTGCTCGGCATCACCCAAGTTGACCCAATTAAATATGGTCTACTCTTCTCTCGTTTCTTGCGAGCAGATGCAACAGACTATCCAGATATTGACTATGACGTGGCATCACCGATGCTTCTAAAAGAAAAGCTTGTAGAAGAGTGGGGTGAAAACACCGTTGTTCCTATTACAAACTGGAACACCTTACAGCTTCGCTCTCTTATCAAGGACATTTCCAAGTTCTACAAGATTCCTTTTAATGAGGTAAATAATGTAACTGGTAGAATGCTTGCAGAGGCTACGCCAAAGGCAAAAGCAAAGCATGGTTTATCAGCAGGTGTCTACACTCCAACGTTTGAAGAAGTTATGGAGTTTTCAGAGACTCTGCAAAAGTTCCTACAACAGTATCCTCACGTAAAGACTCACGTTGAAGCCCTCTATGGTCAGGTTCGTTCTTCTTCACGCCACGCAGGTGGTGTTGTAATCGCAGACGACCTTCACAAGCATATGCCTCTTATTGCTTCTGGTGGTGTTCGTCAAACACCTTGGTCAGAAGGGCAGAATGTCCGCCACCTAGAACCCATGGGTTTCATCAAGTTCGATATTCTTGGACTCGCTTCTCTGCGAATGATGGAGGATGCTATTCGCTCTATCCTTACACGGCACCACGGAGTTAGAAAGCCTACCTTCGCTGACGTAAAGAAGTATTATGCTGAAAAGCTTCATCCTGACGTTATTGACTTTGACGACCAGTCGGTCTATGAAAATGTTTTCCATAAAGGCAAGTGGGCAGGCGTGTTTCAGTTCACCGAGACAGGTGCTCAGAACTTTTGCGTAAATGCACAGCCGAGAAGCATCATTGACATTTCAGCGATTACTTCTATCTTCCGTCCTGGTCCTCTTTCGGCAAAGGTTGATAGAAACTATGTTGCAGCAAAGAGCAATCCTGACGACGTTAATTATGCCAATGAAACTATCCGAGAGATTACAGAGGAGACTTATGGCTTCCTTATCTTTCAGGAGCAAATTGCTCTTCTTGCTCACAAGCTAGGTAAAGACATTAGCCTCGATGAAGGAAACCTTCTCCGTAAGTTGCTTACTAAGAAAGGCACAGGCAAGGGCGCAGAAGATAAGATGAAAATCTTCCACAAGTTTATCGATGGCTGTGTCGAGAAGGAGATGACGAGAAACGAAGCAGAGAAGCTTTGGGAAACCTTCGAGTTCTTCTCTGGCTACGGCTTCAATAAGTCTCACGCTGTTTCTTATTCTATCTTATCTTACCAGTGTGCTTGGCTGCTCAACTATTATCCAGTAGAGTGGGTCGCAGCTTTCTTGGATAAAGAGCCAGAGTCAAGAAAAGAGCGTGCTATCAACACTGCTAAGAAGATGGGCTTTGAGATTAGACCTCTGGACATTAACCTATCCACAAAGAACTGGACCATTGGAGACGACGGAGCACTTATCCAACCTTTCTCGTCAGTCAAGGGTCTAGGAGACGCAGCGATTGACCAGATACTGAACTTCCGTCCGTTTGAGACTATTGAGGACTTCCTATTTCACGATAGAATTGTCTATTCCAAGCTCAATAAGAAGACCCTCGATGTACTCGTCAGGTCCGAAGCTCTAAACCCTCTAATGGACGATAGGTTCACAGGGCTAAGGCACTTCTGGTCAGCAGTCGCAGTCGACAGAGCCAAGACAAAGAAGAGGTTCAACGAGAACATTGAGAAATATGCACCAGAGGGGCACTTCACCGCTCAGGAGACTATTGAATACCAAGTAAGCCTAACAGGGATGTTCCCTATTCATCTTGTTATGTCTGATGAGGTTGTGAAACAACTGGAAGATAATATGATTCCACCTCTCGGAGACTTTATGCCCGAGGTTCCAGTTGCTTGGTTTATTCCGAGAGAGATCATTCCAAGAAAAACAAAGAATGGAAAGGTTTATTGGATAGTAAAGGTTATTGACTCAACTTCCACGCCTAATGCTATCAAGTGTTGGGGAGTTCGTGATAATGACCACGTAGAACTGAACAAGCCTTACATGGCTAAACTAGACTTTCACGACCAGTGGGGTTTTTCCACGAGGTCATTACGACATAATTTTAAATTATTAGCATAAAACACTTGCAAAACTAGAAACACTATGTTATAGTGTATAAAGAAAACAAAAGAGGAGAACTAAATGATTATTGAATATTCACGAGTAAGACCAGACGCTAAACCACCACAGAGGGCAAACCCTTCTGACGCTGGCTTAGACCTATTCTTCAACCCACCAGAGCCAGGAGGAACAGTTCGCATCGAACCAGGTCAGTCGGTTGTCCTTGAGACTGGTCTCCGAGTAGGAGTTCCACACGGCTACATGCTGGAAATCAAGAACCGCTCATCAGTTGCGGCAAAACAAGGTCTCCTCGTTGGAGCCTGTGTTGTTGACTCTGGCTACGACGGGGAAGTTTTTGTGAACCTTCACAATGTAAGCAACGAGACTCAGTTCGTGACTCGCCATGATAAGGTCGCCCAAGCCGTAATGGTTCCAGTTGTTCACTTCCGAGCCTTGGAGACTCACACTGGAAACCTCTACAACTGGCACCCAATTACTATCTCAAACCGAGGCGACGGCGCTTTGGGGTCAACCGATGAGTCTTAAACGAAAGCTTGAAAGAACTAAAAAGAAGGCAGCAGAAAAGGAACTCAAGCAAAAGGTAATGATGTTTGACAAAATGCCTGATGTTTGCGTTTCTTGCTTTAAGGACTTTGACAAGCGTGACCTAGAGATGGTAAAGACTTGGTATGTCGTCGAGAGAAGAAAAGAAAATAAAGTAAACCTTTATTGCCCAGAATGCTGGGAGGACGGAATGAACTTGGTAAAGGATATGATTCAAAAGAAAGAAACCGAAGCCGACAAGCACATTCGAGAAAATCAGGATAAAGACTTGCTCAAGAAGAAACTCGCACCAGACCCTTACGAGATTCCAGTCGTCGACGATTATGTTGTCGACAAGCACCTTATTCCAAAGGAGGAAGAATGAGTTTTGTAGAAGATAAACTTGCACTAACTTATGACGACGTTCTGTTAGTTCCGCAGTATAGCAAGATTACTTCAAGAACACAAGTAGACTTAAGCGTAGCGTTTGAGCCCAACTGCAACTTATCGGTTCCTATCATTTCAAGCCCAATGGACACCATTACAGGTGCCAACATGGCTGCTATGATGTTTAGAATGGGCGGACTTGGAGTTATCCATCGCTACAACACTGTCGAGCAGCAAGCAAACCTTGTGAAAACTTCTATAAAAAAGGGAGGTTTTATCACAGGTGCTGCGGTTGGTGTGTCTGGTGATTTCTTCGAGAGAACTCAAGAACTGGTTGGAGCAGGTGCTTCTGTTATTTGCATTGATGTGGCTCACGGGCATCACAAGTTAGTGAAGGACGCTATTGACAGAATCAAAGCCTGGGCTCCCGACTATCTTCACATTATGGCTGGTAATGTAGCCACTCGTGAAGGCTATGAAGCCTTGGCTTCTTGGGGAGCAGACTCGGTTCGGTGTAATGTCGGAGGAGGTTCTATTTGCACAACGAGAGTTCAAACTGGTCATGGAGTTCCAGGGCTCCACACTATCTTTGATTGCGCTCAGTCTCAATATGCTGGAACTGTCCTTATTATTGCAGACGGAGGCATCCGAAGTGCAGGTGATGCAACAAAGGCATTAGCAGCAGGAGCAGACTTGGTTATGGTGGGCTCACTTCTTTCAGGGACGGACGAAACGCCAGGGGCAGTGATTGAGATGGAGGATGGAACCTTGCGGAAAAATTTCAGAGGCATGGCGTCTAAGGAAGCCCAAAAGGATTGGAGAGGAAAGTTCTCTTCACTAGAAGGAGTCGCTACAACCGTTCCTTGTCGTGGTCCAGTCGTCGAAATTCTCTATGAGTTCGAGCAAGGCATCCGTTCAGGCTGTTCTTACTCGGGTGTAACGAACTTGGAAGACCTTAAACACAAGGCAAAGTTTATTCGCCAGACCGCAGCAGGACGACAAGAGTCTTCGGCACACATTTTCGGGAGATATTCCTAATGGAAGGTAAATACGGAGAATCAAAGAAGAAGATAGTATTTTTTGATACGGAACAACGCCATGTTGAGCTAAAACTACGTCTTGAACACTATGGAATAACCCAATCCAAGCTTTTCCGATACCTAGTCACTTGTATGATTGAGGAGAATCAACTCTCCAAGGATCTTATTCAAATGATTGACGAGGGTTCTAAGAAAAAGACTCATAGAAGAGCTAAACGTGTTGACGAAGCCGAGATAAAAGACAAGAAAAAGCAAGAGCAAGTAGAGAAAAAATTTAACCTAGAAAACGAAGAGTTGGAAGACATCTTCGATATGATAGCAAGGGAGCACCCAGACTTATGAGAGCGTGCAGCGACGTTTGTAAGAAGAATGATTATCTTTGTCCAGAAGAAAACAAGAGTTGTCGGTTTTGGATTAACTATGAAGACGATTTGAACTGCACCCTTATTGCAGTGGACAAAGCTGACGGCAGACCAATGACTCTGCGTGATATCGGCTTAAGGATGAACTTGAGTCATGTTAGAATAGACCAAATAGAGCGTGAGACAACCAAAAAGCTTGCTAAAAAACTTCGAAATGAAGACCTGTTTTGATAAAATAGACTATTTATAAAGTGAACGGCTATTTATGCCGAAATTTACACCAAAAACAAACCCCTCTAAAGGAGAAAGAAAATGAAAAAGAAGTTGTTAACAGAATCTCAAATGCGTAGAATGGCTGCCATTGCTGGTATCCCTGCACTAGGCGGTATCGTAGGTAGACTCGCAGAGAAGCTTGATATCCAAGCTGAGCAGGAAGAACTCGACGCTAAAGAAGAAGTTGTAAACGAGCAGGAAGAATTGGAAATGGACGCAGAAGCTGAAGTTGAAATGGAACCTGAAATGGAAGAGCCTGCTGGCGAAGAAGTTTCACAAGACAAAATCGAGTCACTTGTAGACGCTGTTTTGGCTGCTATCGAGTCTGAGACTGGTGTTCCTGCCGAGCGTGTTGATTCTGAAGAAGAGGCACCTGCCGAAGAGCCAGAAATGGAAATGGACGCAGAGGCACCTGCCGAAGAGCCAGAGATGGAAATGGACGCAGAAGAAGAGATGATGGAAGTAACAGAACCTACTCTTGCTGAAAGAATCGCTCAGGCAGTTCAGTCAGTTATCGATGAAGATGCTGCCGTAGCCGAAGGTTGCGACGTGGACGAAGACGAAGAGCAGATTGAAGAGTCCGCTGAAGAAGCCGAAGATGAAGCCGAGGCGCAGCTTGACGAAATCACTAAAGCAGTCGTTGCCCGACTTCGTTCTCTAAAATAACAAACCTTTTGGTTTTGGTGTGAGAGAATAAAGAGCAGGGCACGAAAATGTCCTGCTTTTTTATTGTCTAAATAAAATAAAACAAGGAGTAAAGACACAAAATGAAATTAAGTTTAGAAAACCTAAGAAGCCTTGTCAAAGAGGTCTATCAGAAAGAATCCACTTCCACGCTGTTGGAAGCACCGAGAGTCCTAACAGAACAAGAAAGAATCGACGAGGCAATCAGCAAACTCGCACACCCGTTTAAGGCTATCTTTATTCTTGGTCCAGCAGGTGCAGGTAAGACGTTCTTTTCAAAGCAAATTGGTGTTCCCAAGGAGTTCGAAACCTCAAACCCAGATGAGAAGATTGAGAAGGAATTCGGCAAATTCGGCTTATCGCTCAAGTTTGCCACGAAAGAGGAAGACTTAGATACTTTTGAGAAACAGCAAACTTTTAGAGAAAAGTTGCAAAACGCCACTCAAAGTCAGACATTCAATTGGCTGAACCAAGCGAAGCCTATCGTTTTTGACACTACTGGCGAAGACGTTATGAAAATGGGCGTCAGAATGGAAGAGTTGAAGACGGCTGGCTATGACATCGGCGTTATTATGATAAACGTCCCTACAGATGTTTCTGTGGAGACGGATAAGAAACGTGACAGAACTGTTGGTAAGAAAACCACGGACATTTCCTTGCAATATCAGAAGGAGGTTAAAAAAGACAGAGGTTACTTTACCCTGCTCACAGGCAAGACTGATGGCTATGAGTTCATGGACGTTCTAGGGGATGACATCTACGGCAACTTCTTCAACTTGTCCAACGGTGAGCTTAGAACAGACATTCCACTTACTCAGGCTCACGTAGACGCTTCAAGAAATAAAGATGGTGTTCCTTATACGCCAGAATATGCTGCCCAGTTGCTTAAAAAGATTACAAAAGACCTCGAAACCCTTCTCGGTCCAAGCAAAAACCCCAAGGGCGCAGTACTTGCCGAAGGCATGAGAGCTTTGGTAGAGGCTTCAGGTGGTTATCTTGGAAATAGACTTTCAGACTTTGCTATTGCCACGGTTGCCGAGGACAAGGACTATCTTTCTAATCCAAAAATCTTGAAAGCAGCCCAACTTGTTATGGACTTGGGCGGAGCAGAAGGAATGTTCAAGAAAGCTCAGAGAAGTCAGAAGGTTGCAGGCAAGAAGCTTGGAAAGGCTGTCCAGGGCGATGATGGCAAGATGCGTGACCCAACCGCTCGTGAACTTGGTACGCCAAAACAATATAATGAAGAAGAACTTCACGAACAAGTGAAAGAAATGGTTCGCAACATCCTACTTACTAAAGATAAGTAATTTATTTACTTGACATAGCGGAGAGAAGATGTTATCTTATGGAAGCGAAAAAATTCATCTTAGACCTTATACGAGAAGGAAAGCATTTCTACCACGAAGGTAACATCTTTCACGCAGACAAGCTCTTTGTCGTCAACTCAGTTATGAAATGGGTTGTCGATAGGGCTAAGTCTGGTGAATTCGACTCAACTCAAGTTAAGAACTATCTAAACGTTGTCTCAACGTATCTCAAGGGAGATGTAGAAATCTTTTGGGAAAATGGGACACTCTTCGTTCGCCAGTTGAAAGAGGCGAACTCTAACTTATAAGGAAAAAATTCAGATGCCTAAAAAGAAAAAACAAAAAAAAGTAGAAGAACCAGTTCAGGAGCCTGTCCAACAGGAAGAAGAACTCACAGAGGAAGAGTTAGACTCTATGGAAGAAGAATTCCTCGACCAGTTGTCTGGCGGTGGTCAGTCCATTATCGTTCTACCTCCAATGCAAGGCGCAGCAGCCCCAGAGAAAAAGATTCGTGTTATCCCTGTTATCGGTGATGTAGGCGAAAGAATGGCTCTTGAGGTCGTTGCTGGCTTGCTTACACTCAGAGAGACAGGAAAGAAGAAGGTTCTTGCAGACCCTTCCGACCCTAAGTCTGAAGTCATCGAGAAGGTTGAGCCAATTGAAATGATTGTTTCAACTTATGGCGGTTCAGCCCTTGATATGTTCGGCATCTGTGATATGATGAGAGTTGTTCAGGAAGAATGCCCTATCGTTACAACAGGCATCGGCAAGGTAATGTCCGCAGGCGTTCTTATTCTTGCTTCTGGAACAAAGGGTGCTCGTAGAATCGGTCGTAACACTCGTGTTATGATTCACTCTGTTATTGGCGGGACTCACGGTCCTATGCACAACCTTGAAAACGAGATGGAAGAGATTCGTTGGATTCAAGAGAAATACATTGAGACTCTTGTCCGAGAAACAGATATGACCAAGAGAATGGTCAAGAAGTTATTGGACAAAAAGGTCAACATTTATTTAGACGCACAACAAGCAGTCGACTTCGGCATTGCTGACATTATTATCTAAAGGAAAACTAAAATGGCTAATTGGGAAAAGCTCATTGAAGAGCACTATTCTAAAAAGAATAAGATAGACGAAAATACAATCTTTGAACTTATTGAACAGGCACTTATCGCAGAGGGCTATCAAGATTCAGAGGTTATTAAGAATCATCCTTCAATGAGGTTGTCCACCAAGGGCACCAAGAAAGCAGGCGGCGAGCCTTATGATGAAGACCCACCAAAGAATCGCTCAAAGTCAGCACCTGCTGGTTTCGGTGTTTTGGAAGAAGAGGTTGACGCAGAGTTGGACGCAAAAGTACTCACTGCTACAAAAGAGTTCGTCAAGGCGAATAATCCAGATGTAAACTTGGAAGATATTACGATTTATGGCGACCCAAAGGAGAGAAAGATAGGAGTACCTACTTTTCTTAGGCAAGAAGCGGGACTGATGGATGCTTTGAAGTCCATTCTTCAGATTGGATTTCCAGACGCTACCGCTATCAACACTCTCCTGGCAAGCGACAAGAGTACTCCAATTGGATATGTGGTCAAGAGCGGAAAGAGAAATCTCGCAAAATATGTTTACAAACCTTTTGGCAAGAACATAAACAAGGGCGACATTGCGGAGGGCATCCTTGGCGCTGCTCTTTATGTAAAGTTTATGAATCCCGAATCCAAGGTCACAGGCTCAGCAGTCAAGAAAGTGCTGGAGAAGATAAATGCCGAACCCGATGCTGAGAAAAGTAACCCCAAAAAGGTAGACAAGACTCTCAGAGGCGAGAACGGAGAAGACAAAATTTCGTTTAGGGTTGCCTTATCTACTGGAAACTATGAAGGACTGGTGGACCCAAAATGGCACTCAGAGTTGTCTAATCACTATAAGTCAGCAGTAGCATACGTCAACGGGGAAGCGATTGTTGATCAAGCAATGCAGCAGGAAATGGACAAGAACCCTAACGTGATAGAAGTTATTTCAGATGGTGTCTCAAACCAAACAGGCACCAAGGTAGATGTCCAAGTTAAGGTTGATGGCAAGTTTACCAAACTCGGAAGCATTTCACTAAAAGCAGGTTCTAAGACAATGGGTCAAGTTGGAAGTGGAAACTGGAATAAACTTTCAGGCTTGCTTTCTGACATGTTTGGAGTAAAACCCGACTCAGAACTTGAGGAACCTTGGACAACCGCAGTTTCAACTAGGGACAAAGCAGCGGTTATCGCAGCGGGACAAGCAGTTTACAACGACATTGTTGATGAACTCGCCAGGGAACCAGAGTTTAGAAGAGATAATCCAGAAGACCAAGTTGATGTTATCCAGAGCATTATCAATGGTGTCCGAAAGGCAGCAACTGGCGGCGAGCAAGGCGTCCTACTGGTTGACTTCGACGGCGGCGATTACAAAGTGCTAAACTTTGATGACAAACTGGAAGACGTGTTTAGGAGAAGAGAGAACTTCAAACTAGGAGTCAAGTATACTCAGTCTTCAAGCGGTTTTCCTAAAATTCTTATCAGAGATGACGGCAATAACGAGACTCTAATCGAAATAAGAATGAGAGTCGAAGGTAAGGGTGAAACAATAAAGAATGTTCGTCACTATGTTGAGAAAACCAGGTATCTCGGGAAATTGCTTGATATCGCTGAGAGACTTGAGAAAGAAGATTCTCAAGAAGAAAAATAATCCTTTACAAACCACAAAAACTACATTATAATAAGAAAGATTACCAAACTGGAGGCTTCTTTGAGCAAAATCTATTCTAATAACCAAGAACTATCAACTAAACTATTGGAGGGCGTAACAACATTAGCAGAAAATGTTGGTGCTACTCTCGGACCTAAAGGTAGAAACGTTATCCTACAAAAGAAAGGCGAACGACCAGTCATTACCAAAGATGGTGTAACTGTTGCCCAGTTCGTTGACCTTGACGACCCTGTTGCTAATTTAGGAGCACAGGTTATCAAGCAAGCAGCCCAAGCAACAGCAGACGAGGCAGGTGATGGAACAACAACTTCCACTATCTTATCTCACGAGATATTTCGCCAAGCTTCTGCTCACCTTTCCGCAGGCATTTCACCTGTTGAGATTAAGCGAGGCATGGATAAAGCTGTAGCGGCTATTGCAACTGAACTGGAAGCAACTTCTCGTCCTATTGAGACTCTTGCAGACATTCAGCACATCGCTACTATCTCTGCTAATGGCGACAAGCACCTTGGAAACCTTATTGCCGAGGCTGTAGATAAAGCAGGCAAGGACGGTGCTATCACTATTGAGCCAGCCAACTCTGCTTCAACTTCATTAGAACTTATTGAAGGCTTTCAGGTAGATTCAGGCTATCTTTCACCCCAGTTCGTAACAGACAAACGTAGATGGACTATGCGACACGAGAACGCACTTGTTCTTGTTTCAGATTCAGCGATCTCTACTGTCGAGCAAGTCTTTCCTGCTCTACAAGTCGCTTCACGAGAAGGTAGAGCACTTGTCGTTGTAGCAGAGGACGTTCAAGACCAAGCACTCGCAGCACTTATTATGAATGCTGTAAGAGGC